GTTGATGTTGCACTACCAATACCAACAAGTTCTGCATTTCCTTGTGAGTTAAATACTGACTCGTGGCTAATCAACTTCATATTGGCATATGCCTTTGCACCAACACCATTACCACCAGTAATTTTAATTATTGGTGTATCTAGATAATCGAATCCAGGATCAACAATTCTAATTTCTTGTAAAGATCCACTGACTGCACAGAAACCAGTTGCACCAGTTCCTACAGAATCTGTAATACTCAGAACTGGTGGATTAATAACATCATAATTTAAACCGGGAGCAATTACATTTACTTCCTCTAATTCTCCATAATAGATTGATTCATTTGCTTTATAATTTAAAATTTCTACACCATTAATTAAAACTCCAGTAAATCCTGGATTTGTTTCATATGTATTTCCATCATCAACTGGAACATCAACTTCTCTAAGAATTTTTTGAGTCTCTAAAGTTTTTGATTTCAAATCATAAGATTCAATTGTATCATTAGATACTGTTGTTGCACTAGAAATTGAAACAAATGTATTATTAAAAATATTTGATCTACTTTTTGCTAATTTAATTTTATTTGAATCTACTCTTTTAACAAAGTATATTCCCTCAGAGAACAGGGGATTTGTAGATGAACCAGGAGTATAATAAACAGAATCGCCCGTATAGAATCCGTGATCTGAATTTGGTGTTATTGTAAAAGTTTCACCTGAGAATGATCCAGAAAATGTTACTGATCTATTTGTTGCGTTTAAAGATTGATTATAATAAGTTGGAATCGAAGACGCAGAAATTAAAGTTTTTTGTTGTAACTTATATACGTTCTGTACATTTGAATTTAAAACAGATGTGCCTGGGAAGAAAGTAGAATTTGCTTTAAGCACTACTTTCTTGATAGTAAAGGTCTCTGATACTGAGAGAGATCCTTGCCCTTTGATTGTAAAAGTTGTATCAGAAATTAAATCAACAACAGTTGAGGTCTTTTTAATTCCAGAACTTGAAATGACATCAACTCTGTCTCCAATTTTTAAAATATTTTTCTTATCCGTAGTTACATCATAAGTATCATTTGTGCCACGAGAAGAAATAGATTTTACCTTATATGAAATTGGAATGTTGAAGAACCAATTTTTTGAAGGAATATCTTCAATATTAACTCCCAAAGTTCTAATTACTGAAGTATCATCTTTTAAATGATAACGAGTATCTCCAATAATTTCAATAGAATTTAAAACGGAAGTAATTCTTAGTTTTACGAGAGAGCCATTTGGTCTATATGCACTTGCATATGTATTGATGCCGATTGTTGCTCCATCAAGAATAGTTTTGGAAACTCCGGAGCAACCAAAAAATTGAGTTAGAGACTTTGAGCTATATGTAACTACTCCTGTAGTGTTATCTCCATATTTGACTAAGAGTTCTCCGCTTGAAGAAAATCCAACAGTAGAATCTACATCAAAAACAGTTACTCCTACAGATACTGGTCCAACTATTTTTGTTTGTGGATGAACTGTGAATTTTCCTACAGTTGCGCCATTAGCAATAATATCTCTATCATATCCAGAGTCTAGACTTAACTTATAATAAGTATTTCCAACTCCAGAAACTATTCTTTCAACATATGTAATTGGACTGCGAGCATATGTAATGTTTCCATATGCATTTTGATATAATGTCTGATTAATTAAATCAGATGGGTCTCCAGAAATGCTTTCTACTACTACATCATTGGTTAATCTATATTGAGCGTCAGATGGCCTGAACAGATTTTCTTTTGGTTTTATAATTTTAACATCTTTCCCATATAAAACCTTGAATAGAATGATAAAAGATTCATCAGTTCCTTTGCTCTGATAAAAATCTTTGATTTGCTTCAGAAAGATTGATTGATCTAATCCAGAATATAAAGTTCTATCTTCAAATCCTGGAGAAAGTTGATATTTTATCTTAGATAAAAATTGCTTTAGGAATAAAGAACTTAAATTTACAATCTTCACTCCAGAATTGTGTGAAGAAGACTCTGATGATTTAAATGTTAATTGGTCAGGTGCATTTTGAGTTGTATATGAGGTAATTCCACTAAAACCTCTTATACAACCAGTAAATGAATTTGTGGTTTTTCCAGTATAGGTAATAATTTCATTATCAATCTGAATGAGTCCATAAGAATCTGGAAAGTTTAATGTTCCTTCTGGATTTTTTCCAACGTCCACTTTAATGGTAGTATCAATATCATTGATACTTGATGAAAGATATAAGGAATCTGCTGTATTTGCAAGTTCATCAACTTTTACATATTGATCTATATTTTGGATAAGATCAACAGGAGCACCTTGGAATTCTTGTGAAATATAATATTGTGATAAAAATTCAGATATTAACGGAAATTCCTCCCTAACATATGCAGGAAGTTGGTTCTGAACAATGTTGCTAAACTGAACTCTTTTTTCTGTCATTTGATTATAATCTTACTAAATTCCCGTTGGTGTAACTTGATGATACAATGTAATTTGATGCTGATGGGTCTAATCCAGAGGAAATTTCATCGATGACCATTTCAAAATTACTCTTACTAATATCTAGTTGCAAATATAAATCCTGTAATCCAATCACATCATTTGATTTTGGTGTGGCAGATATTTCAATGATTGGTTGCCCATTCTTTTGTTTTGCTGATGTAATGATAACTGGATTTAGGGTAATAATTCCAGATTTATAGTTAATTACACCTGCATTTCTTCTTATAATTGTCGGTGTAGTTGATGAGGCATTTGGAACATTAAAGAAGAATATTGAACCAGTTACTCTATCTGTATTTGGAACGTCAGAGAGATAAACATCTTGAGAAATTCCACTTACTCTGAATGCAGTAGATTTAATATTGTATCCACTCATACTATTAATATGAAATTCATTCCCAAATCCAATTGAATACTCTGCAAAACTATTCAGTGAAGCTCTAAGATCTCTTCTAATTTGTATCTTTGTAATATTTGAAGTTACTGATTCGTGACTGTCATCAATAATTTTTAAAAACTTACTATATTTGAATCTAGCACCATACTTATTTAATTCAGTTGATTCTGAGTACTTTGTGGCATTTGATTGAACAACACTTGAAACATAAGATGCACTTGGAGCAAGATTTGTGTTGTAATAGACTTTAGAATCAGTTTCAATATAAAGATACTTAAGATCAAGAATTTCTGGAACAATTCCAGCAACAGAATATTTTTTAAGTTTTAGTTTAATATTTTCCTTTACTAAGTTTGAAAGGAAATCACCACTTCTTGGTTTAATACTGATAAAAACCTTACCATATTGTGGAGGAATCAATTCTTCTCCACCAAATACTGATATTGATTCCGTTTCTGGATAAATTTTTGCAGGTATCAAAGTTTCATAATCATTTGCAGTGACTGCCCTATTCTGAGATGAGTAAATCCTTGGAGCATATTTTTTAATTGACTCTACAGACTCTATACTCTCTCCACCAGATGCTGTTAATCCTGTGGTTAGTAAGGAAATACCAGAAGTTACTGTGTATTCAGTGGAATTTCTTGTATAAACCAAACGACCAGAGTATGTGAATTGGTTTATACCATTTGCAGAATCACCACTAGTTGTGATATATGAAACTTCGATAAAATTGCCTTCTTGCAATGCTTTTCCAAAAACATCGTCTCCAAAAATCAATTCATATCTTTCATCTTCAATTTCTTGTAAGAAATAAATCTCAGATTCTTTATTAATTTCAAAAAGACTGTCTTGTTGATTATATTTTACAGAAACAGTTGATTGCTGATTATTTTTTACAATTGTAGAGATTAAATTTGTATCAATTCCAGAGTTTGGAAGTATAAATCTTTGGTTTGGGTTTCGATTTGTATATGTAAAATTAGAAGTTAATAAAACTCCCTCATAAACTGCAATATCATTAAATTCTGCTATGTTATCATAGACTGGAACTGTAATGTCTTCTAAAATTGAGAAAACAAATGATTGATTGCCAAACGTCCCTGAGGTGCTTGCAACAGGGCCTTTCTTAAGAGTTAAAGAAACGGGTGCTGGGGTTATATTTGAACAATCTACGAAAAAACTTACCGTTGCTCTTGCTGCTTTTTTTGATCTTGGCACATATCCAATATTTCTTGCAAGTGCAACTACATTCTCTCTAAGTGTTGCACTATCGATAAACACTTCATTTGCAACCATATTTGCATTATATGAAGTGATATAGGTATTATATGCCAGAACATCAAGAATTGTTGAAAGGTTAGACCCTTCAAAGTCATAATCAGTGAAGTTCGAATTTGACTTGAGATAATCCCTAAGTGTTGTTTTAATCTGGTCGAAGTCCAGATTTGTAAAGTTTACTAGTGGCATTTACCTTGTAGGTTGCAATACAAATTGTAACTGTTGAGCAGGAACGTCTGCTCCAATAATGTTATAGACGATTACTGCATCAAAAGAATTATTATCATAGTCTGGGTAAACATTCACACTTACCAATTGAACTCTTGGTTCATAGTTGCGAATTGAATTACGTATTTCATCTTCAATAGTTGATGCTGAAATCTCATCAACGTTTTCAAACAAGCTTTGAGAGATCCTAGACCCAAAATTTTCATTAAAAAACTTCTCTCCAGGCACTGTAAACACGATATTACGAATAGAACGAGAGATCGCAGTTTCGTTTTTAAGGGCAATCAGGTCACCATTCAGGGGATTAACCTGAAATGACATACTAATATCTTTAAAACCCTGACTTACCCTTTCGAGTGGCATTAGATATGATAATTCTGTCTTATTTATTATGAATTCTTGGACTCATAGATGGGTTCAGT